CTCCACCGCTGCGCGGTCCCCCTCCCCCGCAAGCGGGGGAGGATCGCTCTCGATCCAAGGCTACGCCTCGCTGTGGGGCGCTGCCGACCTGAACGGGGATGTCGTGGCCCGGGGGGCGTTCGCCGACAGTCTGGCGAAGACGGGCGCGGGCGGGGTGCGGATGCTGCATCAGCACGAGAGCCGCGCCGTGGTCGGCGTCTGGGACGAGGTGGTCGAGGACGAGCGGGGCTTAAGGGTGCGCGGACGCATCCACGACTGGTCGGGCGAGGCGCGCTATGCCGCCGCCCTGACGCGGGCGGGGGCGCTGGACGGGTTGTCGATCGGGTTTCGCGCGGCGAAGGCGCGGCGCGAGGGGCGGTTGCGGGTGCTGAGCGCGGTGGAGTTGTGGGAGGTGTCGCTGGTGACCTTTCCCATGCTGCCGGGGGCGCGGTTCAGGATGGAGGCGTCTGGCCTGACTTGAAGAAGGGAATGGACAAAAGGCCGAACAGGAAACCGCCGAGGTGGGCTTCCCATGCGAGGCCGCCTTGACCTCTGGCGAGAAAAACCAGGAGGAAGACGAGCGCAAAAAGAACCGCGTTAGTGATGGCGAAACTACGCACGACGCGCAGCACATGGCGAGATCGGAGAGGACGAAGCTCAGCCTCAGAACCGATCCGGGCCGCGGCGCCCCACAGTCCGGATACAGCGCCGGAAGCTCCGAGCATAGGAACGACGCCGGTAGGGTGGATCGCCAGGTAGAACAGGCCCCCAACCAGACCGCTGGCGAGGAAAAAAACAAGGTAGAGCAGCCATCCTTGAAGGGACAGGCCAAGGCGAGAGATGAGAAGCGGGCTAAGGGCGAACAGGGCGGAAACGTTCATCAAAAGGTGACTGACGCCGCCATGCGCGAACATGTGGGTCAGAAGCGTTTCGAAACGGCCCTGAGAAAGGGCTTGAGCGGAGACTGCTCCGTGCAGGGGATCGCCCGACGCCAGTTGGACGACGAAGGCGATGACGAGAACGCCGCCGAGAACAAGTCCCGGTTGTTCCATCGGCATGACGCGAAGGGGCGCCTTTAGGCGGCCGTCCGTGGCGCGTTGAAGCGTAGACCGAATCTCGAGCTGGTCTGAAGAATCCGGCGTCATGCCCGGGGCGCTTTCGGCAGTCGGGTCAGGACGCCGCTGATGACCAGGGCGATGAAGATGAAGCCGAAGGGCAGGTGCAGCCAGTCGAGGCCGAAATGGTCACGAAGGACGGGAGTGAGCACCGACAGGATGACGACCAGGCCGAAGATCCCGTAGCCGACGCCAGCCGCCAGCTTGATGCGCGGCGGCAGATTCAGGGCAGCGATGATGTCCGAGCCCGGCGAGGTGTCGGCGGGCGGGCGGCCGGGGCCGAGGAGGGCGCCGTTGGGACCGAAACCGAAGCCGTCGGGCGGCGGCGTTTGCAGGTCAAGCAGGGGGCTGTCGGGCAGGGTTCTAGCCGGATCGAACAGAACGGATTCTCCCGCTTCGTCGATCAGGAAGACGTCCTCGAATGGGACGGTCGCGAAGTCGACGGCGCGGGTGTCCTGATCATAGCTGAAGCCGTGCAGGGCGATGAGACGGCCCTGACGAAGCTCGACCTGGAAGGCGACGGGATCGGACAGGCCGTCGATCACGGCGTGGGTCGTGCCGAACAGGCCGGTCGCCTCGGCGTCGGACGCGGGCCGACGGCGGTCCACGATCAGTTCAGTCAGCAGACCGGCGCTGGTGTTGCGGCGCAGGCCCGGGAGGCTGTCCTCGACCTGACCGGCGAGGTCAGGTGCGGCGTCGCGCAACTCCCAGGCCAGGGCGTCGAGGACGGCGCGTTCGAGCGGGGTGAGGGCGGACCGCACGGCAGGTTCAGTCGGCCTGGCTCTGGATATCGTCGGCGGTCGCCTGCAGTTCTCTGAGGGCTGTGGAGCATTCTTCTCTGGTTATGGTCTTCGCTTCCGGAGATTGCTGGCCACTTTCATAGGCCTCTTCGAGCAGGCCTTGGACCATCAGCGTGGCGAAGTCGGCGTCTTCCGGGGCGGCGAACTGGCTGCGGAATTGTTGAACGACTTCGGGCGGAAAGAAGTGTTCGCATGACCCGAAGGTTTCGAACGTCTGCATCAGCAGGGGCACGACCTGCTCAACCTGGGCAGGGGTGAGGTCGCCGGTCGGCGCGGGCGAGGCCGACTGCACGAGAAGCGCGCCCGACAGCGCGATTGAGAGACTGAGCATTGGCCTGTGGTCCCCAGAGATTTCGCGGATCGGTAGCACGGTTCGGCGATGAGGCAACCGCCTTGCAGTGAGGTTTCGGGCTGTCAGGCTCGGATGACGGCGCACCGGAGGACGGGCGCAAACACCGGAGAGAGCATGAAAGAGACCAAGACCGCCTCGGCATCGCCCGAGGCGCGCGCCGCCATGCATGAGATGATGGCGGCGTTCGAGGCGTTCAAAGGGGCCAATGACGCCCGGCTGGACGAGATCGAGAAGAAGGCGTCGGCCGATGCGCTGCTGGAGGAGAAGGTGGCGCGCATCGATCAGGCGGTGGCGGGGGCGCAGGCGCGGCTGGATCGCGCGCTGAGCGAGGGGCGTCGTCCGATGTTGGGCGCCGAGCCCGCTGTCGTGGCGGCGGCGCCGGAGGCCAAGGCGGCGTGGGACGGCTATATGAAGTCGGGCGCTTCGCATGGTCTGGAGCTGAAGGCGGGGCTGTCGTCGGCGTCGAACTCGGCGGGCTATGTGGTGCCGCCGGAGACGGAGCGGGCCATCGAGCGACGTCTGATGGCGGGCTCGCCGATGCGCGAAATCGCCACGGTGCGCACGGTGGGTTCGGGCGTGTTCAGGAAGCCGGTGTCGACGGCGGGCGTGACGGCGGGCTGGGTGGCCGAGACGGCGGCCAGGCCCGAGACGGACCCGGCGACCCTGGCCCTGCTGGAGTTCTCGTCGGCCGATCTCTACGCCTGCCCGGCGGCGACGCAGAGCCTGCTGGACGACGCCCTGATCGACCTGGACGAATGGCTGGCGGCCGAGGTCGAGGACGCCTTTGCGGCGCAGGAGACGGCGGCCTTCGTCAGCGGCGACGGGGTCAACAAGCCGAAGGGCTTCCTGGCCTATGCGACGGCGACGGAAGGCAGCCAGACCTGGGGCCAGATCGGCACGGTGGCCTCGGGCGCGGCCGGCGCCTTCGCCTCGACCAGCCCGGCGGACAGGCTGATCGACCTGATCTATGCGCCCAAGGCCCAGTATCGTCCGAACGGGCGTTTCGTGATGAACCGGCGCACGGTCTCGGCGGTGCGCAAGTTCAAGGATGCGGATGGCAACTACATCTGGTCGCCGGCGACACGGCCGGGCGAGACGGCGAGCCTGCTGGGCTATCCGGTGACCGAGATCGAGACCATGCCCGACGTGGCGGCCAACAGTCTGTCGATTGCGTTCGGGGACTTCTCGCGCGGCTATCTGATCGTGGATCGCGCGGGGGTGCGGGTGCTGCGCGATCCCTATTCGGCCAAGCCCTATGTGCTGTTCTACACGACCAAGCGCGTGGGCGGCGGGGTGCAGAACTTCGACGCGATCAAGCTGATGAAGTTCGCGGCGAGCTAATGGGCTGAAGCTGAGCCCTCTCCCGGCGGGAGAGGGCTTGAGCCTCCAAGAGCGAAGCGATTGGCAAGGCGAAAGGGTGAGGGGCTGGTGAATCAGTCGGCGTGAGCCGCTGCGCGGCGGCTTACGCCGACGGAGGCCGGGAACCCTCATCCGGCCCTTCGGGCCACCTTCTCCCATCGGCAGAAGGGCTGCAGAAAACATTGGAGATTTAGGCATGACCGCACCCGTGAGCCTCACGGAGGCGAAGCTGTTCCTGCGCGTCGAGCATGAAGCGGAGGACGGGCTGATCCAGACCCTGATCGACGCGGCGAGGGCGCGGGTGGAGGGGGAGGTGGGGTTGAGCCTGACCTCGACCTCGCCGGCGCCGCTGCGGCTGGCGGTGATGATGCTGGTGCTGCGGGCCTATGAGCGGGGCGAGAGCGAGATGTCGGCGGCGCCGGTCGAGGGGTGGATCGCGCCCTATCGCGTGGTGCGGCTGTGAAGGTCGTCGCGAGCCTGGTGCGGCCGGTGGAGGCGGAGACGCCCTATGGCGGGCGGGTCGTCAGCTATGAGCCGGTCGGGTCGCTGTGGCTGAGCCTTGGCGCACGGCGAAGGCGCGAGCGCACGGAGGGCGGCGTGACGCGGAGCGTGGAGACGCTGGGCGCGACTGTGCGGGTCGACCCGCGACTGGCCGAGGGACTGATCGTGCGCTTCGGCGGGGCGGACTGGGGCGTCGTCGGGGTCGAGGCCGATCCGAAGGCGGCGGGCAGGGTGCGGCTGAATCTGGAGCGGGCGCGATGAAGGATCACGAAGGGGCGTTGGTGAAGGCCTTGATCGAACATCTGCGCGGCGACGGGGCCTTGCAGGCGCTGCTGGGCGATCCGGTGAGGGTCTGGGACCAGCCGCCGGAGGGGGCGGCGTTTCCGCATCTGCTGATCGGCAAGGGCGAGAGCCGGGGGCTGAACGCCGACGGGGGCGGGGTAGAGCATCGGCTGATGCTGACCTGCGCCAGCCACTTCGCCGGCATGGAAGAGGCGCGGGCCGTGGCGGCGGCGGCAAGGGCGCGGGTGGCGGATGCGCCGGTCGAGGCCGACGGGGTGAGGGCGGTCAGCCTGGGCGTGACCTTCACCGACGTGTTTCGCAGCGCGGATTTGAAACGGGCCTGGGCGGTGATGCGGCTGCGGGCGGTGACGGAAGAAACCTGAATCCTCTCCCGGCGGGAGAGGGCTTGAGCGCACGAGAGCGAAGCGATCGTTCTGGCGCGAAAGGGTGAGGGGCGACGGGCCCAGTCGGCGGTCGCCGTAACGCGACGGCTTGCGCCGACGGTTAGGGGCGACCCTCATCCGGCCCTTCGGGCCACCTTCTCCCACCGGGAGAAGGGAACGGCAAATGAAGTGAGGGAAACATGACGACGCAACGGGGCAAGGACATCTTGCTGAAGATCGAGGGCGCCGCTGGCGTCTTCACGACGGTGGCGGGGCTGAGGGCGCGGACGATCTCGCTGAACGCCAGGACGGTGGACGCGACGGACGGCGACAGCGCCGGGCGCTGGCGCGAGCTGTTGGCGGGCGCGGGCGTGAAGTCAGCGGCGGTGTCGGGGCAGGGGATCTTCCGCGACGCGGCGTCCGACGCCCTGATCCGCGAGGCCTTCTTTGAACAGGCGGCGAAGACGTGGCGGCTGATCGTGCCGGACTTCGGCGTGCTGGAGGGGGCGTTCATCGTGGCGGCGCTGGAGTACGCCGGCGAACATGAGGGGGAGGCGAGCTTTGCGCTGAGCCTGGCGAGCGCGGGCGAGATCGGGTTCTCTGTGGTTTAGAGGCGGCGGAGCGTGGTCCAGTCGATTTTGACGAACCACATTTCGCGGTCGTTCGGGGCGGGCACGCTGACGAGACCGAAGGCCAGGTAGCCTTCAACCTCGAAGTCGTCAGGTTCGAGAATGGTGACGCGACCCCCGACACTCGCACCGACTGAATCAGCGATGTGTTCGAAGGCTTGGCCATCCAGCCAGAGGAGCCAAGCCTGATCGGTGACCGACAGGGCATTGAAGTCAGTCTGAAGTTTCAACATGGCGCGAGGCTATCGCGTGGGGTGGGAAGCGCAATGGTTTCAGCGAACGGCGTGCGGGGCGAGGCGGCGGCGGTGCTGGCGGGGGTGGAGAGGCGTTTGTGTCTGACGCTGGGGGCCCTGGCCGAGATCGAGACGGGGCTGGGCGTGGCCGGGATGGCGGCGCTGGCCGAGCGGATGAAGGCGCTGTCGGCGCGGGATCTGATGGTGGTGCTGGCGGCCCTGCTGCGCGGCGGTGGCGAGGGGGCGTTGGCGGACGGGCTGGCGGGGGCTGCGGTCGATCCGCGCGAGGCGGCGGAGGCGGTAGCGAAGGCGTTTGCGGCGGCTGCCTGATGACGCCCCAAGACCGGCAATGGAGCGAGATGATGCAGGCGGCGGCGCGGATGGGCGTGGGGCCGGAGGGGTTCTGGCGGCTGTCGCTGAAGGAATGGCGGATGCTGACGGCGGGGCCCGTGCAGGCGGCGCCGTTGGGGCGCAGCGAGC